CTGGTGTTGAAACTCGGATCTTGTGTACAGGATCTAGTAGTGAGTCTGAAACTTCCATCTCCATTTCTGGATGATCTACAATAATCTGCACTTGTGATGTTGAATCGATACTGTATGCACCCATATCAAATTCTAAGAAAATCGTAGTCTCTTCAGTAAATGTGTCAAAATTTACACCCTTATGTCCCTTTGTCGTATCCGCAAAGTTGTACATAATTGTACCACCAGTCTCTGGTGTGACATCTGTAATTAACTGAATTTGTTCCGCACGATAAAACCCTTTGATGACAATTTTGTCACTGTCAGAGTTAATTCTGTAATCGGTTGCTAAAAGTTTCTTCGCCATGTTTTATCCTAACGCCACTGCAATTGCTATGGTGGTTGCAAGTGATGTACCACCACCGCCTCCGCCACCGCCTCCAGAAAAATTCGGAAGGTCAATCGTACCGCCTGTTGCAACTAAATTATTTAAAGAGGTGTTTCCATCAACATCAAAATTTCTAGTGACGTTTACATCTCTGGTAACATTGACATCTCTAGTTACATTCACATCTGTACCGACTTCCAGATTTCCAGAAACGTAAGTATGTCTAAACTGCAATGCAGAATGACCTAGATCATTATCTGTGTGGCCTGGTATTATTCCATCTTCTACTCTGAATGCCGCTTTTGCCATGAGAACCTCTTATTTTGTATCTATTTATACACCTTATTATGGTTTAGGTGTGTCTATTCTTTTAAATGAAAAGTTTAAACCCTGACTGATCTGAGGATCTGCCTTTATCGAAACTGTATCACTTGAATCTATTGATGCATCATACATAACTATTGTACTTGCACTATGAAGTAGAGTTCCATAGGTTGTTAGTGTCGCGGTGTCTCCATCATGAGTTACATAAATCTGTTGTGCTTGATGTTCACTATCACCATCAGTGTTACAACTGATTGTATAGAATGCAGAACGAATAGCAGTACCATCAAAAGTATTAATAGTTCCTTCATTTGAGTCTGCAAGAGTTGCAGTACCTACAACGACCTCTACTGTCTCTGTAAATGATGCGTCTCTTTCACTTCTTAATTTTACTGCCCCAGAAGTCTGGGTTTCGAATGAGGATGCTATTTGTCTATTCTTTGTACCCATTTGACCAACTCTACTTTAATGATTCTTCTCTATCAACAGCCGTTTGTACAACACCTAAGTCATATGCTTGTGTGACCTGTGCATCCTCTCCAACGGCTAATGCTATTGAATTGTTATTACAGTGAGTTACTAACAATCCTATTATTTGATCTTTTGCTTTTCGTGCTCTATTTTTTATTGCGTTATCTGCCCAATCTTGAACTGAATACTGAGCATACTCAAGACTCTTTTGCTCCGTATCAGTTATAGTTATAGTAATCTCTGGCATTTTTTTTCCTAACTTAATTTATGCATTGACCATACGTCATAGTATGAACCACCACCATCAAACATACCAGTTCCTGCACTATATACACTAGTAATATAAATTTGTACAGTATCCGTCTCGTACAAGTCCAATATCACAAACATATTCTTCGACTGCCACTGGTTTGAGGACTGGGGACTGAGTGTACGAATTTCTGCAGTGTGTCGTGTAGACCCACCAACTTTAACACTCATATCAAAACGACTATCTGTATATCTGTTTAACCACACATTACAAAGATATTTACCATCTTTAGGACATGTAAAAGTATAAGTGCTTGTATTAAAATCGTTACCTTGATCAAAAATTTCTGCGTCAAAAGGTACGATAGTATTAGAACTTGATGTAGTAAAGTTATTGGTAGTGATACCTACGGCAAATGATGGTTGATTTTCTGTTGTTATAATACCATCATTTGTCATCTGCATAGCAACATGATTATTGTCACTATATAAGTAAGTAACATTTGAATTAGTACCTAACCAAGTGTATTGACCAGCGGTTGAGTTTCCATCTCTTATTTTAAAATAAGAACCACTGAACTCAGTTCCTGCATTCTCTACTATAAGAGGTTCATAATTATTTGGTGCTACAATTTTAGTGGCAGTACCAATATTCATACCAGGCGCGGCACCTGCCGAATCAAGTGTGATTCCTGACACCAACAAATGATCATTAACATCACTGTCTTCATATCCAGATCCACCACCACCGCCTCCTCCTGCGAGTCGATCACTTGCTATTGTTCCTGAAGAATCTGTAAGTAAACTTGCAATTTTTCTATTTCTTGATATTGGCATTATTCTATCCCACAGTTCCAGTTACACTAAATGAGTCGGTGATCTCACCAGTAGCAGATACGGTCTTTAATTCAAAATAACTAAATCTAAAAGTTGCAATGAATGTAATAAATTCAGTACCACTTGCAGTTGACTGAAATTGAATATCCCCTAAAGATGTGGGCATTGCATCTATGTATCTAACCTGCATTGTTGTATTGTTATGACTTGACATAATAGACAATGTTATATCTGCGTATGTAGGCGGTTTGTCTGCCTTTTGCATTCTAGATTGATTATCAAGATTAGTCATCTGATTTCTTAGTATCCATGAATACATTTCAGAATAACTTTCCATATTCTCATCTAGAAGAATGTCACAAGACAATTCATTTATAGTTAGTGACTCGCCTGGAAATGGTATACCCTGCATTCTTCTTGTAGGTAATTCTGCAGAGGGCATGATCAGGCCTGGATGAGTTATCTGTTGACAAAAGAATTCCAAATTAGGAAAGTTTTTTCTGTCAATAACTAATTTAAAACCAGTTGGTTGTAAGTAATTAAAATTGTCTGTTAGATCTGCCATAACACTATTTATACAAAAAAAGAGTTAAAAAAAAGGTGGGGAAAACCCCACCTCTTTTATTTTTTTTAAAGTAGTCCTTATGATCCGAGGATGTTGTCCACGCGGAAAATACGGTAGTACTGGTTAGTCTTGGATGTTGCAAGACCATCGTTAGGTGTTGATCCAACGTATGGGTTTGAGACCATGCCGTAGCGAGTCTTAAAACCAATTTTTGGTTGGAATGTTTCTTCACCAACTGCACGAACCATTGTTAATGGTACGTATGGGCAATAGAATACACCTGCGTCATATGGGTTAGTACCTTTATAACCTACGTTACAGTAATCTACTGTTGCGTATGGATCAATGTACACTCTCATACGACCATTCAATGTACCTGCGAATGTGTTACCTGTGTCATCGACATTTAGGTTTGCATTCATTGCAGGTGCGTAGTCTAGCATACCTGAGGCTGCAAGTGCAGAAGCAACGTCAGAAGAACACACCATGAAGTTACCTTTACCTCTACGTGTTTCTTTTGCGATTGTGTTTGCTTCTCTTTCGATCTGAATGATCAGACCTTTGATACGTTCAATCGACCAACGACCATCAGCATCATTTGCTAAATCAAAGATACCGTTTGTTGTTGTGTTTGATGTTGTCGCACCAGTTTTCGCTTGTGCGTTGATTGTACGTACAACTTCACGGTTGATCTCAGCCATGATCTCTGTTGACAAGATGTTTGCCAACTCTGTCTCTGCATCAAGACCATGAATTGCTTTCAAGTCTTGTGCGAGTTCTAGTGAGTACTCGGCTTTTAACGCACGTGATTTTGCAGTCACAGTTGCTTTTTCAATGGTAAAACCCATTTCAGCGAAAGCAGAGTTAGGTGAACCTGCACCTGAACCTAAACCTTCAGCGTCTTCTGTTGCCATACCACCACCAAAGTCTGCGGCGGCACCTGCAGAATCAACTGCGGCGAGTGTACCAAGACCTGATGTGTCGTTTGCTTGTGTTGATGCTGAGTCACCTGAGAAACCAGATACTGGTTCGTTGATTGCAAGTGCTTCATCACCTGAAGTTGCGCCAGCACGTGTAGTTTTGTACTGTGACTTCATTGCGAAGATCAGACCAGTTGGGCCTGACATAGGTTGCACACCACAGATGTCGTATGCCATTAGGTTTGGCATTGCACGTCTTACTAGTGCGATAAGAACTGGATTCCAGTTTGCAACATTCGCATTGTTGTTTGTAGGCACAGCTTCGTGTAGTTGCTGTGACTGTTCGTTCATTTCACGTTCTTGGTTTTCCAAGATCGCGGCAGTTACTGCTTTACGATGGTTATCTGTGATTGCGCCTGCTGACTCTTCGTTCAATACAGGTGCCCACTTTTCCATCAACTTGTCATATGATGCTGTCATCATTTTTTTGGACTCCCAATTATTTGTTAGTTTTTTGGATTGCTGATAGATACTGAGCCATCATGTCAGATGTTGCTTCTACTACAGCATCACCGTCCTCGACTGCTTCTTCAATATCAGCAGACTCAGTAGTTTTCTTTGTGAAGTATGATTCTTTGATTGTGTTTACTTTTTCTGCGAAAGTTTCTTCACTCTCAAAGTCTACATCTTCGGCGAGTTTTTTAAGTTTTTCAACTTGTGTTGCTGCAAGACCTTCAGATGCCTCAGCGATAACTTTGTCACGCTTTAACGTTTCTAATTCTTCTTGCATTTCCATTTGCTTGGTAATTGCTTCATTAGAGGCAGCCTCTAACTCTTCAACTTGACCTGCAAGTTCGTCAACTAGATCAACCTTAGACTCTGGTACTTCGATGTAAGATTCTGTAAACAGATCTTTCAGAGAGTTCATGAACGTCTCTGCAATCTCAGTGCGTAAACCAGTTTGAACGGCAAGTTTATTATCTTCCATCCACTGCTCAACTACGTAGTTTAGGTAATTGTCGACTTTTTCCACGAGATCCGCTTTTGTTGAAGCGACTTCTTCTGCGAGTTCTTCTTCATACTTTTCTTCAAGACGATCAATCTCTTCGGACAATTTTGATTTTATTGCCGCTTCAAAGATTGTTTCTGCTTTACCTCTGAACTCATCGGATAGAGTTGCCTCTGATTCGACAAGTGCGTTGAGGTCATCAGAGAAATCTACGGATACGTTAATATCTTCTTTTTCTGAGATCATAGATTCGTCTTCAAGTTCAACACCCTCTGGCATTTTGTTATAACTAGCATACATGCTTTGCATTTGAGATTTACTCATGCCTTGCATTTGACTAACCATAGAAGTAATTAAACCATTCTTAGTCTTGGGCATTTGGTCTTGTTTTGTATTATCACTCGCTGTTCCACCCGCCATTTTACGTGTGGATGCTTTACCTGTTGCTTCACCTGCTTTATCGGTTGCCGCAACAGACTGTGCTTCAGCATTCTTAGGATCGTGACCTGTCTTCATCCCTTTCGGGGCGAGCTCTTTTTGTTCCACAACTTCGTCTGTTACTTCGTCATGGAGTTCTTGATCCTGAACTTCTTCAGTCATATTAGACTCCTTTGTCATTTAGATTTGAGTAACGAGAGGAAATTCTTAAACTCACGAACCTGCGTCTCATAAAGATCAGATCGCGGAGCTTTCTTAATTTCAGTCTCCATTTGTTCAATTGTTTGTGCCTCGATAATACCGTTGTTCCAAACCCACTCAACACCTTCCATAACTCCATTAACAAATGCGCTAGGTGCAGATGGATCTTGAACAATGTCTACTGCATTCAACATAAAGTCTTTTTGCACTATCATTGCGTCATTACCGTTCTTCAAACTTCCCATACCACGAGTCGATACGCCTAGACTGACACCACCATCGAGCAAACCTTTTACGATCTTACCCATAGGAGTTTCCAATATAGTCGCCTTACCCACAACATCATCCCCTTCCCATTGAAGAGATTCGATTTTGTGGGAAACCTTATCTAGGTTTACGGTAGGCCCTTCTGGATGATTTAACTCACCACATGCTCTTCCTTTAGATACTTGGTCATTGACATACTTACTAACCGCAGCGTTCATGACATCTCTAGGATAGATTCTACCGTTCCTATTCTTTTGATTTGCTTGCATAAAGATACCTTCAATGGCGTATGTTTTCTCGCCATTGTCTTTGTCCTCTGTGAGAACTTCCAGATTGTTTTCGGTAAATTCTGCAATCAGTTTCATTTCTTTAATACCTTTATCATTTCGGATGCCGCTTTCTCTGCTTCACCCTTACTTCGATATACATCTAATCGATCACCGTCTACGTAGGCGGCGAACCCTTTGGGTTCTTTATATACCATCATTTGGATGCGACCTATCTTCTTGTTAACAACAAGTTGACCTTTCGGTTTACGTCCCAATGACTCTCGTATATGACTAAATGTTTTCATTTAATTTATATTATTTATAATTTCTTATTCTTTGACATCAAGACTCTTCAGGACTCGGATCTTCTTCCCCTTCTCCGTCTTCGTCTCCCATTTCGAGTTCCACATTATCACTGGGCTCTTGTATTCCCTCTTCGGCATCTTCCAAGGGTAATTCTCCCTCTTCCCCTTCCTCGCCATCGTCTCCTTCGTCCTCCAGATCCATTTCGAGTTGGTCATCATCTAGTTCTACCTCATCATCTTCAATTTCTTCTGCTCCATTATAAATTTCGTCTGCTATTTTAACTTTTTCTTGATCAAGAACATCTTGCAACTTAACTGACATCATGTCACTAAAAGTTTTATTTGCTTTGTTCCAGTCTTGATCCAATGCTTGTTGAATCATTGTTTGTGTATCTTCACTCATCTTCTTTTTCATCTCCTTGTACAGGTTTCAATTCAAATTTTTGTCCATCGGTAGGAGAATTATTTGGTACTTCCTGTTCTTCTTCACCATCATCTTCCCCTTCCATTTCTTTATTCATATTCTCAATATCTTCATCAGATAGATGCAGTACGTTTTTTTGTACCCATTCTTTAGAAAAGTATTCTCCAACATAGTTAGAAACCCTGTCAAGACTTTCCAATCTGTTTTGAAATACTTCTGCATCACGTAGTTCTGTAAAGTGATTGTCTTTTACATAATCAACTGTGATATCGCTCTTCCATGACTCCCAATCGTCCTCGGTACAAACACCTTTCATAACAAGTTGTTTCTTTAGGATTCCATAGAATAGATGAGAGAACCTCATTCTCAGTCTGTCAATAAACTTCTGAAACTTGAGTTCGTCTCTGTTAATTTCTGTAGATCTACCAAGAATACCTTGAACATTCTCTGTATCCAAACGAGACATTGGAACATTTAGTGATCGATACATTCTCTTTTGGAAGTAGATAATATCTTCGATCTGTCCTAAGTTCTCACCGCCTGGTAATGTAGTAATCTCAGTACCGCGACCACCCTCACGTCTTGGTAACCAGAAGTCTTCAAGTAGTGATTGGTGTTTACGATCATCGCGGATCTCACCAGTCTTTGCATCATACACAAGTTTATTTCGGTAACGTGCCATGATATCTTTCATGTACTGTTCTGATTTACCTCTCGGTAAGTTACCGACATCTATGTAGAATATTCTACGTTCTGGTGCACGTGCAAGTCTGTATATGACCAACGCATCTTCCATCATCCTTAACTGGTTGATTGGTTTCAATGCTTTGTGCATATGCGAAACTATTTTCTTACGATCCTCTGTCAATAACCCAGATGTGACATATGACACAGAGTCATTTGTCATCTTAATACCACTGGTTGATGACCCAGGCTTCTCTTGATAGATAAAGAACTCTTCAGTCTTTTCTACAATCTTTGCTCCAGTTGCAGGATCTTTTTTGAATTTGACTTTCTTAACCTTACGCATTTTTGCGGAGTCAATAGGTCTTACTTCTTGTATACCTTCTTTAGGTGATGACTCATTCAATATTAGATGATGATATAAACGTCCGTCTACATACCAACGTCTGAATATATCATGACCCAGTTCTTTGAAGTTCAACATACCATAAATGTAATCAAATTCTTCTTTAATTAATTTTTTGATTTTGTCTGGTGCATCTACGTCATCCAGATTAATATCAAGTGTTTGTTCTAGTTCACTGCCAGTAATTGCTTCGTTGACAATATCCTCGATTGCGGCATCCACTTCTGGGTGCATCGCATTTCCACGATATTTCATTATTAATTGATAGTTGTCCTTTGAATCATCACCGTCTAGGTTTAGATACTGACCGTAGTGTGTACCAGAGGCAGTTGCATAACTACCACCCTCATCGTCCCTTGGGGGAACAATGGATGGAAGTTTCTCTTCATCTTTGTTTTTGGCACGTTTTATTTCGAAACCAAATAACTTTAAACCATTATTT